GTCTACTGCGCCATCTCGATATTTACTTTAGCGATTTCAGGTATTGTACAATCCACCACTGTTCGATCCCAGTAGTTTTAGTCTCTCTACCCTCGTGTTGCAACGACTTGGTATAACCAAGAAAATCGGGCATGTATTCGATAAGTTTTTGAGCTTCTTTTTCAATATTGTCCAAAAACCCTGGGATATCCAGCCCTAGTCTGAATTTGTCCCCTTTCATGCAAAAGTCAACGAAACGCTCGTTTAGAGGATGATACTTCACATTCTCTATGATCGATAATTGTCTAAGGGCTACTGCCTTAGGACCCCACACCTTGGGTTCATAATAACGCTCTTGTTCACACAAGCGGCCTAAAGCACGCATCGTTGCGTAAACACCTACGCACACCCCATCTTTTCTATACTCATTGTGGTGCCACCTTCTCAGGTATACGCAATCTTGTTTACTGACATATTGCTTGTCTAAGTTCATCCTTAAACCGTGGCTACTATATGTCTGTACTACATCTTTCACACTACATCCTGGATAACTGAGGATTCCATCGTCACCCAGACACTGTGAATTCGGGTTTAGCTCTTTTCCCTGAGCAAGGGCAGATTCATGCTGTAGAGTACGATGAAGTAATGTCTCATCAGCATTGGTCCCTCCAGAACCTGAACCCATTCCGTGTTTGCCATATCGGATCTTATCCCAATCATAAGCTAGAGGTATATTATACTTAATTGGGAACACATTTTTCAACCAGTCTAAGATGTCTTTGTCAGATTCGAACATTTTGAGTAAAATGTCATGTGCAACATTCTGACAGGTGTGATTAAAATGCTGGTCGAATTTAGAGAAGTCGGTGCAAATTATTTCATTGTCACCTTTGGTATCGAAGAGACGTGTTACTCTTCTGTCCACTGATTCCATGCTAACCCAAGAGGGACAAGATCAAATCTCTGGAATGATTCGATTAGTGGTTGATACACTGAGAGTTCTGCGATATTAACGGCAAATGGGAACATCCATACTACGCGTTGTTTCACATCATCCCAATCTGGTCCACCTTCTTGACCTCTCCAACCTAAGACAGCACAACAATCGTATGTGGCACCGTTCAAGTATTGAATGATTTGCTGATCATTTGCTCTGATGTCAAATGGTACAGTTTCTTTCACTACTCTCTTTTTCTTAGTGAAGTATGGAGAGCCACTGTTGGTCGACTTCTTCATTAACTCAACAGTTCGGTTTATAGACCTAATTTGCAAGCCAGCAACTTGCTTCCATTCCCTAAGCGTGGCGTCAATCGCTCCTTGTGAGATTGGAATCTGATCCATAGAGATTGAATCATAGTAAGCATCGATATCATCCATTCGTTCCACAAGTGGCTTCATGATTGATAAAGGCCCAACCTTTTCTCTGAGGTCGGATTCAAACTGGTACAATGAAGGCCATTCCTTTTGAATAGCGATCAATTCTTTATCCCAGTTTTCAAGAATTTCGGAAATAGGAGTTTCCTTTTTATAAAATGTAGTTCGGTACTCCTCGTTCACACCATTACGTACATGCTCAAAATAGCCCTTGAGTCCAGGGTTTGGTAATTTAAAGAAATTACTAAAACTTTGTTCTAATTTTGGCATAGAAATTGCCTCCTTTCATTAAAGAAT